TATAGTTTCAATTTACTCTGTTGAGGATGGGAACCACAGAAGAGAATTACCAATTAACGACAATGGATACGTTTATACAACCTCAGCAATCCCTTATTCTGATTCGGACACCGACATAATTGAAAGCCGTACGGCAGACTACCCAAACACAATTCTTCCAGAGGGGGATTATTTATTCTTAATCACAAACGACATCCGTTTTATTGAAACTACTTATTCAATCTCAATAATAATCTCATTAACTGACTGGCGTTATACGGATGAGCCAGTGGAGAAAGCTATTGACTTCGGTTCCATAACAGCCCCAGTGGATACCTCTTTTGATTTCGGTGGTATAGCGGCATAAGTGCTACACTATTAGCAGCAAACCGTCTGCACCGTGAAAGTCATTACTGTTGAGCAGTTTGAGCACGATTTTGACGCCATAATGGATGACGTGTGTAGTAATTTAGAGCACTATAAAATACTTACGGAAGACTCTGCGGTTATGCTAATACCAGTAGAAGCTTATGACTTTTTAAAAGACACGTACAAAGAATGGGTAAACGAAACAAAACCTCCGTCCACTGAGGATTTTGATTAACAGTTACACAGGTGGATTAAAGGGGGTAGGCTTGGCGTATGGAGTTGGTTTATTAAAGGGAGTAGGTTTTGCGTAAGGCGTAGGAGTATAGGTATTACCGCGAGTAGAGACAGGATCAGCCATTCTTTTTGTAGTATCAAGAACTTCTTTGGTCCCAGAAGGACGACTGATCTGTGCTTTATATGGGTCTTGTTTAAATATTTCAGCCATTTTTACCGCTTGAGAAGGTGAAGAAGTACTTGAAGCTGCAGCTGGAGCAGTAGCTGCAGGTTTTGGGGCAGGTGCCGCAGGTGCAGGAGTTGTTGCTGCAGGCGTGGCTGCCGGAGCCGTAGTTGCTGCTGCCGCTGGAGCAGGGGTTGTCGTGGATGCCGCCGGAGCTTCTGCAGCAGCTTTATCTAAAAGACGCTTTTTGGTTTTTTCCAGTACATCAGGATCATTCCATGATTGTTTTTCTAACCCATAATTTTTAGCAATTTCTTCTCCAAGAGAAATTGATTCGCCATATTGATTTTTAGATTTTGTAAGATAATCTTTAATTTCGTCGTCATTAAAACCTTGTTTTCTTGCTTCTGCTAGATCTTGATCACCAAATATGTCAGGGTCATTGCCATATGACGTAGATAGTTTTCTTTCAGGTGTACCATACTTGGACCATACTTGATTAGGAAGATTTAAATTTTTCGCAATATCATCTCCCAATTGTACATTATTTTTTCTAGCCCATTCCTCCATTTCAGCGTCAGAATAACCAGATTTTTTTGCGTCTTCATAATCAACTGTACCAAAAATTCCAGCATCATTACCTCCAGCTGTTGACATAGGCTTCCTGTAATCAGAATCAGATGTCTGTACTTTGGTGGAACGCAGGCCCTGTACTGCAGCAAGGTAAGAAGGAACGGGAGAAGAGTTTGCCATGATACAAAAAATTAATTAAACAGTAGTTGATTGAGTTGTGTTTTGTTTTTTGGCCAGGGCATCAAGATACTTCTGTTGATCTTCCGAAGCAGTGGAAGGCAGTTTAAAGGGGGTTTGAGTAGAGGAACTTGAAGAAGCAGTATTTGAAGCCGGGGTAGATGAGCTACTATCAGGAACCCAAAAATCTCCGCCAGCTTCTCGTGCATAGTATTTTGAAAAATCTGGATGCTCTGTTTCAGGTGAAGTTGTATAAAAATGTTCGCCAGTATTGATATTACGGTACCGTTGTACTTGTTTAGTTCCTTGACCTGCAGATTTAAATGCTTTACCTAATACGCCTTCAGAAGTATATCCTTGACTTTGTGCTGCTTTAATTTCTTCTGGATCAGAACTTAGTAAATAATCGCCACTTTGTCCACGCAACCTAGTAACATCAGATGCACCTGCTGTTGTATCACCTGCTCCAAGCATATTAAATGCAGGACCTTCAACACTCCAGTCTGGGTTTTTTGTATCTTCGGCAGCAACATTAGAAGAATATAAATGTTGGCCAGTCCTTTTATTAAATAACCGTGTAATAGGAGAAACTGCCTGAGTAGTGGAACTAGTAGTACTGGATGGTTGCCGCGCTTCATTAATAGCTTTGACATAATCTTCTTGAGCATTTTGAGTAACCCCAGTCCAAGTTGATCTTGCGGTTGCCCACGGATCGACACCACCGCTATTTGCTAGTTGTTCTTTGTCAGCAATAGGTAATGACGACAAATAATTAGCCGCTTCAGTAGCGCGACCTTGTAGTTGATATTTATTTATCTGGTCAGGGGTACCTACTTCTTTATAACGTTGACCAATGATCTCGTTTGTTTTGTCCTCAATTTTTTTCCTTATGTCTTCACCGCGCTGAAGATCGTATTGAGGAATTTCAGATATGTAAAGCTGAGAGGGGGCTTGGGGCGGCAAAAAGCCGTATGTCGTGGCCATAACCTTTTATTTTTTTACGTGAAACTCTATACTGATCTTACTACCAATAAATTGAGCCAGGTGCTGGATCCCTACAACCCCCAAGGGTCCGAGAACGATGATCAAAAAAAGCTCGGCGTAGGTGATGGGCCTTTTCATGAGGAGGAAGTTTTGCAGTACATGGTCCAGTTTAACGAACTATTGGCCAGTATGTCTACAAAGGTTATGTACTCGTTAATGACTTGGCAACAAAAGCAGGTAGCAAAGTCCTGGTGGGAGGCCTGTAATTACGGCGGTAAGCCTAAGCCAGGTGATTTAAAACACATGGAAGACAAACGTAAATATTATGAGTGGGTTTTACGGCTAGACCATATAAGACAGTGGGAATTTGCGCTAAAAAACGTTAAGATACCGGCAGAACCGTAAAATTTCTTTCATGTTGTCGGACATCTGGCTTGAAGAGGAGATACCTGTAAGTCCGAACAAGGCTGCCGCTCCTATTGACCCTAATAAATACGTTAGTTATAGGTTCAACGGGCTTGATATACCTGAGGTAACCATAGAAAACCATGAAGAGAAGCTGGTACCGTCCCTGGCAAGACAGGTAGAAATGTTTTTACCGCCCTCAGGAAGTTTTGAGGAGGCTGATTTAAGGCGTTACCTAGAGCTTGTGCGTAGCTATGAGACCTCTACAAACGACCTTGTACTTGGGCTTTCATTGGCAGATCAAATACGCATATGTTTTAGCGATATGGTGCCAGCAAAAATCTGTTCTAAGTTTCCTGACATCGATCTAGCCACAAAACGCAGGTATCGGTGCGTTGCTGAGTACCTTATACGCCAGGAGGAACTGATCAAGATGAGGGATACATCAGGAAAACTGATAAAAGAAGTAGGAAACCTTGGGAAAATGGTAGTAATCTATCGTCCACTGCCAAAAATAAGGGAAACCTTAAGGCGTTCAGGTCTAGCTAACTTCATTAAGCCTTCGCCAAGGGAGCAGGCAGAGCAAGCCGTACAATAATTTTCAAGGTATCCGAATCAATTTTTTCTTTTTTCTTGCTATCATCTTAAACAACCACACTTAAACAGCATATGACTAACTACAAAGCAAAGAAACTATCAAAGCTATTAGGGACAGCTCCGACCCAGACGGAACGCCTGATGGCAGAGCTTGCTGTTGAAAGAGTTTGCGATGATATGTGTGATTTTTACGATAGGTTCTACTTCTTTGAGGGGCCAGGTGCAATGGTGTACGTGCCGATGGCCAAGGAAGAAAAAGATACTATGTTCTACATGACTGTTGCTGCGCTTATTGCAGCCAAAGCAGACTTTGAAAGTAAAGATATGGATGGACTTGCCGAAGTAATGCGTAAGGCGATTGTTAAGGCGGAAGCCCTTGACCAAGAGAAGGAAGCTTTATTCATTATTCAGGATCCAGAGCACATGTCCCTGCTCCACTACAACCGTCAGAAGGGTGCGTCTGGGTTTGCTATGGCATGAGTTACTACAAAAACCTACCTCGATACCTATTCCTCACCAGGATCTTAAGGATAGAGGAGGACTGGTTAACTCCTGTTGAGTATTTACCATATATTTATGCATTGCTTGGTGACATTGACCTTGATCCATGCACAACAGAGCATGCAAACAAAGAGTACCTACGCGCAAAGAAAATATACACATTGAAAGAAGACGGGCTAAATACCCATGAACCTTGGCTTGGTAAGACTTATTTATTCCCTCCAACATATGGACGTTGTTCTTTCAGTAAAGAGCGTGGAACCTGGAGGTGGGGATTAAAGGGCGGCCATAGGGGTAAATCCCCTTCTGTTGTATGGTTTAATCGTTTAGAAAAAGAGTGGAAGCTTCGGAATGTATCTGAGGCTTTACTTTTTTCTACGAGCCACGAAATATTAAGAAGCTGCCCTACGCTTTGGGATTACCCAGTTTGTATACCAAAAGATCGAGCGAAGTTGATACATGGAAGACTTATGTGTACACTCGGAGCACCGTTCACGTGGGGGTTCTTTGTTTATTTACCTGGGACAGATCTTGGGTTCAATCAAGTAGACAGGTTTAAAGAAATTTTTTCCCACATAGGAAAAGTTATCTGTTAAACAGAGGGGCACGGAAGGCATTCTTAAAGCCGTAGGTACTGTCTCCAGGGCCAGATATAACAAAACGATCATCTTCTCTGCGCTCAGGGGTTATATTTTGCTCATTTGCGTCCTTACTTTTTTCTATATACTCTTTTAAAAAACGCTTACCAGAAATATTATCCGAGACATTTGAACCATTAGGCCCATCTGTTTCCTGGTACCTATTATCAACGTCGTAGTCCTGACTTGTTTGTAATTTCATGCTAATATTTGGGCAGCTACCTGCACTGACATGATTACTTTCCAGTCTACCCCAGCTGAAGACACCATTTGTTTTGGCGCAAGCAAGTCAAACAATTACTTTTCTGACAACAATTTTTGGTTTGATCAGGACAGCTCATTTACTTGTGCGCCTGCTAGTACGTCAAGTGATCGGATCAATTCCCCTATACACTACAACAAAGACGAGGATATTGAGTGCATAGAAGCAATTAAGGCTGCATTAGGTACAGAGAAATTCCGTGGTTTCTGCCAAGGCAATGCAATCAAGTATCTGTGGCGTGCTGACCATAAGAACGATACGGTTGAGGACCTAAAAAAATGCCGTTGGTATCTTGATCGTTTGATTGCATCGCACGAAAATATTTAAATGGTTTTACTGGAACCGAGGCCACCTTGTTCTTGGTTCCAGTACCGCCAAAATCTACGTAAGGTTTCCTGGGAAGGATCAAACTCAAGGAGTTTACGCTCTAAGTATTCAATTGCCTTAACTTGATTTGGTGTACCAAGATAACTTTCTCCAATGTTGAGCAAACATTGATTAAGTTGGCACTTGTGCTCAAAGAATAAAGGTACTTTCTTGTCTGCTGCCAGGAAAAGATTAAGTTCTACGCGTCTACGGTTCCTTAACTTTTCACCTGCGTTTAGATAACAAGGATTAATCAGGGGACTCCACTCCTTAATAATGGCCTTCTTACTGGCAAATGTATTTATTAACTCCAGCAAATAAGAATTTTTAAATGCAGCAAGTCCGACACTATGTGCATAACTTAGTACAGCCGCTTTCTTTTTATCGTTTAAATTAACAAATACATATTCTTGAACTTGTTTTGAAAATCCTTTAAGGTCTTCTACTAATTGTTTATTTACTTCCTCTATTGTTGCCTTGGTAAAAAAATTAACCGCACGTTTATTTATGCGACAACTTTCGTATCCAATCTTATAGCAGTCATCTCCTTCATTCTTGTACGAACCAAAACGCCCAAAACCTAAGTAGATTCTGGGCGTTGCGTAACGTTGAATTACATTTATTCCGTCTTGATTTAAGAACGGCGGAAAAACTTCCTCAGGGGACGACGACGCTGCCGTTGTAGCTGACTTCCGCGTACCCATCTAGGTCCAGGATAACAATGTAATCTTTGCTTGCATTGGTTACGTTAACAGCAACGACACCCTTGCCGCGACCGTCTTTCACGATGTTAGCAAAAGTTTTGTAGCCAGATGGAGCACTGGAGCCAGTATAGGCGTCTTCTTGGAAAATTTCCATTGTGTTGACACCGGAGCTACGATCAATCGTAACGATCAGGTTACCGGTACTGGCAGGATTAACACGAAAGCCGCGAATGTTAATGCCAGAGGTTGAAGAGGCCGAGGTAGTGCCTTGGTAAACAATTTCACTGCCAGTATTGACAGAAAAAGTATCAAGCGTTCCTTTGATAGTACGAGTAACAGCCATGGAAATTAAGAGAGTTGGCTCCCGGTAAGGTAGTTAAATTTAATTTCGGCATCGATGCCGTGTTCCTTCATAATACTGAAGAACATTTGTTTATCCATCATTTTTTGATGGAGCATGTCCATAAATGCCTCTTCCAGTTCATCCCGGTCGAGTTGTTTCAGGCTCAGCGCCGCAGCGTGCAGAGCAAACTCTTCATCTATGGGTAGCTCTAAAGCATTGGCTTCCATTTGTTGTCCAATCCATACTGTTATCTTAGCAGTTCTAAGTTATGCCGTCACCCCTACCGCTACATTGGCACTGAGGAAGGTATGTACCGCTGATCAATAGAAAAATCAGGCAGATCAGGAACCCCTTCAATGTAACCTGGGACTAGAGCCGGTAACCGTTCTGTAATGTACTCTTTCAGGTAGTTTTCTGTTGCAGGGGTAGCAGCCATCTTTGTTCCATTTTCTATTTAAAAGAAGAGTGCTAAAAGCATAGGTGCTTCCAAAAACCAATCCGAATAGCAAAATGATCGGTTCCACTTGCGCTTTTGCTTTTTAACTACTATATTTTAAACTACTCCAAGCTCAGTTTGCTGCAATATTGAAATCAACTTCTGCGCTGGTTCCACCAACCTCACGGAAGAAATTAGCACGTAGCTTTTTCATTGGAAAACCATATGTGTTAAACGCGTAAGTTCCGTTCTGTGTAATTGTATTGGAGATCATTGCTCCAAAATTCTCACCATCTAAACTTCCATCCAGCCTGACAACCACGTTAGTGTTGATATTGGTTACAGTTACGTTAAGAGTATAGTTACGCGTAGATAGGTAGTTAGTAGCATACACATCAACAACATCAGTAACTCCAGGGGCAGTCAGAGTTGGGAAGTTAAAGAATACTGTTTGTTGATAGCTTTCAAAAAAACTCATGATTATCTAGCGGCAAAAACAAAGGAAACCGTAGGAGTGCCTGCTGTGATCGTGACCAGGTTGCCTCTAATATATTTCAAAGGAATGTTTGTGTAACTAAGGAACGTGGTCCCATTGGCACTGATAGTAGTATTTACTGATGAATTTAAATTGAAATAGTTAGTACCATCTAAGCTACCTTCAATTTTTACCACGACACTGATATTAATACTGGCGACAGTAATCTGAGCAACATAGTTAATTGGTGCAGACAGGTTTTGCTCAAATACCTTAAATGCTTCTGTGGAACCTGTTGCGGTAAGCGGCGTAGCAGTAAAAAATATGCTATCAATAAAGGAAGGATCGTAGCTCATGATTTACTTCTTGTAATCTAAGTTGGATTTTAACAGCCACTGATTCTTTTTGTGGACGCGGCCCCGCTCAACACCAAGGTCTAGTGTCAACTGATCTCCAATCGCATTAGACATGGTGATCAATTCATTGAAACATGCAGCAAGTTCATTATGGTTTGTCGCCAGCTGGAGGATAATGCCTTCCTGATTAAAACAGTTTTCAAAAGGAAGCTCAGGGATATTTGAATATGTCAGATCCATCACCGTCTTAGGTGTAGCAATATCAAGAGACCTTATGTGTTCAGCAATAGTATCAATACCTTCTTCCATTTCTTTATAAATTCTTTCTGTCAGCAGATGCAGCTCGTAGAATTTGCCGCCCATTAAACCCCAGTGCACAAGCTGTGTCTGGTGGTAAATGTTGACAGAATCGCGCAGGCACTGCAACAAGAGGCAGTAACAAGGCGTCGTTTTATCAGTAGTTGCTTTTGCCATAATCACCACAAATCGTTGCAAGCTTATTTACGGTTGGCACAGTTCTGTTGATGTGTGACCCACCGGCAATTTGCAGGCTCGTAGTTTCCATAATTATCTATCCTATCAAGCTCCAACGCAGGATCAGCACCATTTGCTTCAGCCCAATTTTTAAAAAGCGCATAATCATCTACCCACTCGTCACAAACTGTAATATTTTTTTCTAAATACGTTGGCCAGCGCTTGCATCTTGCTTTCATTTTCTGCCATCTACCGTAAAGCCAGTGTCCTTTTTGGTATTTATTCTTAGAATCTCCGTGTGTTTGACTTCTTTGTCCAAATATTTTTTTAAGTTCTGGGTTATCACTGTGATTCTTTTTTGCAGCACAGCTCAAACAACGCCATTTTTTGTTTACGCGATTCCACGCATCAATACGCACTTCTTTTTCTTTTTTACAATCAACGCATTGAGTAAGAATGTAACGCCATTTTCCTTTACGAAAAAACACTGGCAGGACTTGCATCTGGTTTTATATTACCACAGGTAGTTACCCCCAAAGGTCTTCACACGCCCAGTACTTAGGCGTATTTTTGTCCATGGGCTTGTCGCATCCCATTCTAGACCTGAAATTCTTTCTACGGTCCTTGTCGTGATGTTGCGTGTAATCCTCGTAACCGCGCC